TTAGGGCAGGTCATGTAAAACAAGTATTGGTATATCTTGATATAATCATCAGGATAATTATCCATTACCATCTTAAGTGCTTTTAGTGTATAGCAATGTTCTGTAGGAATTACTTTGCCGTTCTGTATATCAAATAGTTTTACAATCATTTCTTTTTAATATTATTTCTATTATCATGTAAATAATGCATAATAGCTGTTACTTCATCTTTTAAATATGGGATGTCTATTTGAATTACATCTTTTACAATTGGGTCTCCATTATCATCATATCTGGTAAGTGGATATCCATATCTATCTTCTCCTTCTGTTTCAAATAGTATATGATGAATAAACATTCTTCCGGGTTGCAATTTAGGATTGTGTTTAAGTATCATATACATATAGATACTTAACTGTAAACAGTAATGATTAAAGTTGCAATCATCTAAATTAGATAAAGGTGGGAGTAACTTTTCAGAAACTCCCTCCCAATCTTTGTAAGATTCAGTCTTGATCTCTTTGTTGGTTTTATAGTCAATAATGTTTACACATCCATTTACTACTTCTACAAGATCAGACTGTCCACAGATTCCAACTGATTTAAGATAAACCATATGTTCTGGATACACGCCTGGTTCTAATTTTTGAGATGGTGCTAATTTAATTCCATTTGTTAAATCATTTGGTTTAAATACTGGAACAGTTATTCCTTCTCTTTCTATTGATGCTAAAGAACATAAGTCAGCTTCTCTTTGGTTATGATAAAATGTACCAAGAGTTACTGCTCTTTCTGATTCAGCATTCCAAATGGATATAATATCTTTTGGGTTTATATTAAACCATTTAGATCTTTTATTTTTAGAAACTTTTTTTGCAATCTTTTCTGCATCAAAAGGTTTCTTAAAATGAGATACTAGTGTGGTAACACTAATCCAATTTATTTCTGAACCATCATTGCTTTTATAGCTATGATCTTTTGCATTAAATACTATACTCATAACTTATCCAATTGTTCTTCTTGTTCTTCTGTAATAATTGCTTGCCACTTACCAAGTGGGCATTCTGATGATAAAGATCTGGTCTTAAATGATAGTGAACATCCACATTCATTACAGCAAGGTGCTGTTCCTTTTACTGCACACTTTCTACCTTTATGTTCACATTCATCACAAATATCATATCTGAGTCTAGATATTTCTTCCACTGTCTCATCTCTAATGACAGAGTTTTTAATACCTTCAAATATCTGTGATCTATTTTGCCAGATTAGATTAAGTACATTTTTCATTTATTTTTGTTTTTAAAAAAGGTTTCTCTTTTTTCTGTTTGATCTTGAATCTTAAGATTTAATTTCAGTAGTAGTTCTAATTTATTTTCTAGTGCTTTCTTATTGTGATAAGCTTTAAATGTAGATGTGTCATGTTCTTTTAATATTCTTGATATCTTTTCTATTGATCCATATACCATCTTTGGTTTTGAAACAAAATGACCAAGACCTTCTATGTTTATTCTAGGATATTCTAAATTAGATAATAAGCTTCTGACATCTTTGTAATAAAACTCTACTAAGTCTTCTACTAAATCCTTATCAATATTTAATTCTTCTGCAACTTCTTGATATATTCTTTTAGGCTTTCTGGGATTCATCTCCTAAAAATTTATAGTCTAATAAAATAGTACCTGTTGTCTGAATTTTTAAACTTGGATTTATCCGAATTAATTTTTTGTTTTCTTCATCTTTAACAACTAAGTTAGTTTTCTCAGCTTTATTTATACAGTTTCTCACAGTCTGTGGAGACTTAAAAATAGGCTCTTCTTCTGAAGATGCATCATAACAAAAATGAGTTAATTCTATTGGTTCATTAAAACTTAGTAAAGTCAAGCAGTTAAGGTCAGAGTCACTTAAGTTGATTCTATTAACATAGCAGTGGGTAAGTATTTGAAACTTAACCACATCCCACTTAGGCATTCTTACACGCTTCTGTACTTGATTTACTATAGCCATGACTAGCCTCTTTTAAGCTTTCTCTTTGCTTGATCTGCTGCATTAGAGTCTTTATCAATATCAAAATCTGAACCTCTTTCTTCATCTGCTTCTTCTTGTTGAGGAGCCATCATCATAGCATATTGATATTGAATACTAGATCTTTTAAATCTTGCTTCATCAATTTTTAAAAGCATTTCTTCATAATCTAATTGTGCTCTTAAATAAGGCATAGAAGTTTGATAAAACTCTAGCATTTTTTCTTTTTGCTCTTCTAACTGTTCAGGAGTTAGTTGCATTTCTGGTTGTTGGTTAATTGTTTCCATAAGACATTAATTTAATTGGTTTAGACAAATATATATATTTTTTTAATTTAAATTATAGAAGTTTAAATAAAAAAATCCAGGCACATAACACACCTGGATTTCTATATATCTAGAGAAGTAGATAACTATCTATTCTTAATTGTAAGATTTAAAACTGTTAAAAGATAAAAGTTTCTAGGGATATCAATTTCTAATGAAAAGAAATCAATGCCAAAAAACCTTAATCTAAGCATTAGTGTTTGCCAATACCTAAATGTGTTTTTCCAATTGTTTCTATACTTCATTACAATTATTTCTTTTTGAATCTTTTGGCAATTATATTTCCAATATACTTTCCTACTTTTCTAAGGAAGTTATTCTCAGATTCTACATTAACTTGAGTGCCTTCTGCAGTTTTCTTTACTTCTACATCTAGCTTTCTACCATCTAGCTTAAAGTGTTTTTCTTCAGGTGTTTTGTGTACTTCAACATCTACTTTGTCTGTGTCAACAGTAACATCTACTTTTTCACCTTCCTTTTTAACTTTAGCTTTGACTTTTTTAGTTTTTACTTCTACTTCAAAGTCTTCTATTTTCTTTTTATTTTCCATCTTCTATTGTTAATTGTGAGGTTGTTGCAACTGTTGCGCTAACTGCAGCTAAATAACTAGCAGCTGTTACTACACCAATTGGCAAAGTAATTGGAGCAGCTATAATTGCTCCTGCAACTGCTCCTGTAATAATGGCCCACCTTTGTACTCTTTTCCAGAACTTAGGTGTTTTACCATTCCATCTTTCTTTAATTGTTTTCTCCTTCATTATTATTTGGTTTTATTGGTTCATCTTTTATATGCTTAGCTAGATGTTTTAGTATAGGTAAGTATTCTGTCCAGCCTAATCTTTTAAAATTTTCAAGATTTGACCAGATCAAATTAATAATTACATAGTTGTAAAAAGCATAGTGTAGCCACTCATATATATTAAATGTAACCCCAAATATAGGCTTTATTTCTATATGTGTTGCCATTGCATTTGATATTCCTATCATTAGCATGTATACAAATAACTTAAACCAACCTTTTCCAAATAACTCTGAGTCAAATTTTTTACCCTCAGATCTAGATGCTTTAAGTCCTGTATAAAACTCTAATACAAAAAGTATTAGTATACCTATACCTACTGGAAGAACAATACCAAAAACAGAATTAAAATAATAAGCAATACTTGCAAAGATTGCACTAACACCTGTGCATGTTCCAGCCAAATGCGGATGAAAAGCACTTGTTACAAAATGATCCATGTCTCTATAGCCCGCTGATATTACTAATTTTGTTAATGTTGTTTTCATCTTAAAATACAACCTATCTGTTATGTATTTGCAAGTGTTACAAAAGCGGTATAGTTAGCTCCATCATATATTACACTTTTAGAAACTAAATATGCTTCTGGATAAGATTGAAATAATGTTTCCAATGCTAATTTTAATGCTCCAGATGTTGGAGCATTTAAATCATATTCTTTAAGATTAGAACACTGTCCCAATGATAATCCTTGTAAAACTTTTAGTTGGTATGGAAAATTATTTCCTTTATTTCCATAATCTTTTAAATTACCTACTGACATAATTTCTATTTATTTATTATCTACTAATTTCCTCCCAATCCATTGATGAATAAATCAATTCAGTATTTGTACTTGCTGAAACAACTAAAGTAAGTTCATAAGGAGTACTTGTAAAAGAATTTCTTTCAAGTTGAAAACTAAATAGTGCTTCTTTTAA